GATGACCGCGCTGCCGACGCGGGCGGCCTGGCCCCTGAGACCATCGAGGTGGGCCCTCTGAAGATCGGCAAGATGCGGCGGTCCCCCATCCCGGCCAGCGTGCTGGAGATGGTCCGCGAGTTCATGGAGTCCGCTGGCGCCGGGCCCCGCATGGTGCGGGCATGAGCCTCGCCACGGTGGTCGCCAACGCCGCCAAGCGGGCGGTGAAGTCCTGGGGCGCCCCTGGGACGCTGACCCATGCCACTCCCGGCAGCTACGATACGAATACCGGGGGGGTGAGCGTTTCGACCTCGACCACCTCCGTGCGGGCCGTGCTGGATGGCGCCGTGAACAAGTTCAACCCCGAGCTGGTGCGCTCCGGGGATATGCGGGCGCTGCTGGCGGGGGTCACCCCTGCCGAGGGCGATGTCCTGACCCTGGCCGCGGGCACCTTCACCGTCATCGAAGTCCGCCCCACCTACGTCCAGGCCACCCAGGTGATGGCTGAGTGTCTGGTGAGGCGCTAATGAGCTTCGCCACTGACCTCCGCAGGTTCGCCCTGAGCACCGGCATCCGCACGGATCAGGTGGTGCGGAAGGTGTGCCTGGACCTGACCCGTGACCTGGTGAAACTCACCCCCGTGGACACCGGCCTGGCCCGGTCGAATTACTTCTTCGGGACCGAGCGGGACACCAGCCGGGATACGACCGGCTCCAAGAACGGCGCCCCGTCCCTGGTCCGCTCTGGCCAGTTCGCCGCGACCCTCAAGGCTGGCGGGACGTTCTACATCACGAACAACCTGCCCTACATCCTACAGATCACCCAGTTCGGCACCAGCCAGCAGGCCGCGCCCGGGTCGCTCACGACCCTGACCGCGAACTGGCAGTCCCGGCTGGACAAGATCGCGAGGTCCGTGTGAACCACGCCGCGATTCGCACTGCCCTGGAGAAGAAACTGAACGCGCTGGGCGCCATCACCGTGGCGTGGCCTGGTGTGCCGTTCACGCCGCCCACCTCCGGCCTCTGGTACAAGCCCGCCATCCTGCCCGGCGGGGTGGACGTGGCTGGTGGGGTGGGCGGGTCGGTCCACCAGAACGGCGACTTCGTGGTCTCCATCTTCTCCCCGGCCGGATCTGGGACCACGGCCCTGTTCGCCGCTGCGGACGCGCTGGGGGCCCACTTCGACCGGGTGACCATCGGCACCACCCTCCACACCGGCGTCCCGGAGATCGGGCCGCTGCTGGCAGAACCGGATTGGCTCCAGTTGCCAGTGACCGTCCCCTACACCGTCCTCTAGGAGCCTCCCATGCCTGTTGAAGTTGGAAATCTCTCCCGCCTTGCCTACGTCCAGGAAGTGGCCTTCGGGACCACCCCTGCCACCCCCACCGGCCTGACCGTGCGGAAGATCGGGTTCGACCTGACCGCCGACCGGAACTACATCGACAACCCCGAGCTGCGCACGGACGGCATGACCGCCGTGGGCCGCGGCGGGGCCCTGCGGGGCAAGGGCTCGATCAGCGCCAAACTGTCCTACGGGTCGTTCGATGACCTCCTGGCCGCCTCGCTGGGGAGTTTCGGCTGGTTCTCGAACGTCATCAAGGTGAAGCCCATCGTCGTGGACAGCGCGGCCACCCTCCAGATGACCGCCGCCACGCGCACCATCACCCGCCCCACGGGTTCATTCACCGCGGACGGGTTCGTGGTGGGCGATTTCATCAACCTGTCCGGCTTCACCAACGCCGGGAACAACGGCGTGTGCCAGTTGGCCACCGTGGGCACCACCACGATGACCTTCAACGCGACTCCCACCAGCCTGACGCCGGTGGACGAGGCCGCCAACGCCGCCGCCGGTGCCTCCGTGAACACCCGGCCCAGTTTCACCTTCGAGAAGGCCCACCTGGTCAACGGCATCTACTTCCCCTTCACCGGCTGCGTGGTGGACGGGTTCGAGATGTCCGGCAAGGTGAACGACGCCGTGGACATCAAGTTCGACCTGGTGACCAAGGCTGTGGGCGCAGAGGCCGTCTCGAGCGTGTTCAGCACCATCACCGCCGCGAACACGAACCCGCTGATCACCTCCTGGGATGGCACCGTCAAGAAGGGCGGCACCACCCTGGCCAACGTGGTGGGCTGGACCCTGAAGGCCACCCGCAACGTGGACACCGCCGAGGTGGTGGGCTCCAGCGCCCTCTACGACATCCAGCCCAAGGCCGCGAAGATCACCGGGACCATGGAGCTGTATTTCGACTCCTACGCCCTCTACACGGACATGCGGGCTGAGAACGACGTGGTGTTCCAGCTCAACCTGGGCCCCGGCGGGACCAAGAGCTACACCGTGGACCTGACGCTGTGCCGCATCAAGTCCTGGAAGTCCGAGCCCAAGGAAGGGCTGATGACCGCCATGGTCGAGTTCGAGTCCTTCGCGCCCACCTCCGGGACGAACACCTCGCTGATGATCACCCGCCTGCCGTAAACCAAAAACCGGGGCGGGTCGTGATGGCCCGCCCCATTAAAGGAGTCCGAGATGGACATCAAAAAGATCCGAGTGCTTGACACCATCCCGGTGGTGGTCACCGATCCAGACGGGGGGCCTGATGTGGTGTTTACGCTGGCTGGCCCCGCGCACCCGGTGGCGCTGAAGGCAGACCAGGCCCGGGCCGACGCGATCATGAAGCAGCGCGGCAAGTTCAACGCCCGCGCCATGGCGAATGAGTATGTGGCGGCCCGCGTCATTGGTTGGGAGGGGCTGACCTCCGATGGCGAGCCGCTGGTTTTCTCCCCGGAAGCCGCCTCGGCGCTGCTGTCCGATCCGAACATGGGATTCCTGCGGGACCATCTCCAGGCCGCCATCGGGGACAACGAATCCTTCTACAAAAGCCGCTGAGGATGAGGTCTTTGACGCTGCCATCCAGGTCTTCAGGCTCACCACGCCTGATGAGGGTGGCGTCTCGCTTTTCCAGAAGGGCGAACATCTGGCCAAGACGAAAGGATCAAACCCCTTCGAAGTCCCTGCCATGCCAGCCATCGCGGAGCGCCCCATGGCCTGGTTCCGTGACCTGTCTGCCAGGAGAACGGCTGGCATGGCTCTCAACCCGATCACTTGGGAGGCCATGGATGCATACTTCCGCTTGACCGGGGTTGTGCCTCTCCCGTGGGAACTCCGGGTTCTCAACGCCATCGAAAACGCCTTCATGGAATCCCGCAACAAGCCCAAGGACTGAGCCATGGACATCGCTAAACTGAGCATCGCCGTTGACTCGTCCTCAGTTAAGCAGGCGACGCGGGACATGGGCGAGATGCAAGCAAAGGGCGAAAACCTGATGCGCATCCTGGCAGGGCTTGGAACGGCGCTTGGGGTGGGCGCCATCGTCCAGCAGTTCGTAGCGACGAACCAGGAGTTCCAGCGCCTCAGCGCCTCGCTGGTCACAGTGACGGGCGACATCGACTCCGCTCAACGCGCTTTTGCGATGGTTCAGGATTTCGCAAAAACCACACCTTACGAGCTGACCGAGCTGACCCAGGCGTTTGTGGACCTGAAAACCAGGGGCATGGACGCCAGCGTCTCCAGCCTGACCTCGTACGGGAACATGGCCTCAGCCTTCGGGCGGTCCCTCACGGACCTGATCCGCGCCGTGTCTGGCGTGGCCATGGGCGAATCCGAGGCCATCAAGAGTTTCGGCGTCCAGGCGCGGACTGAGGGGGACCGGATCGCCCTCACATTCAAGGGGCAGACCGAGATCATCAACCGCAGCGCGAGCGCAGTTGAGGATTATTTTAAGCGGCTCTCGGATGCCAACTTCGCCAGCGGTATGGAGCGCCAGGCCAAAACCCTGGGAGGCGTCCTGTCGAATCTCAAGGACCAGGTTGCGTCAACGTTCTTCGCCATCGGCAACGCCGGGGCTTCGGATGTGATGACGAAATCCATTCTTGGACTGACCAACGCCATCGCAAGGGCCACCCCTACCTTGGTTGAGTTCACCACCAAATCCATCCAGGGCTTCTCCTCCCTGATTGGCATCATCCAGTCTTACAAGATGCAGATTGGTTTGGCGGTGGTGGTCCTTGGGACCATGAGTGCGGCCACAGCCATCGTCAATTCCACAACGCTCGCTTCGGTGGTGGCCTTCACCGCGCAGACGGCGCGGGTGGTGGCACTGACCTATGCCGCGTCTGGGTTCAGCGTGTCCGCTGCTGCCGCCGCCATCGCTCAGGCTTCTTGGAACGCGGCGACCCTCACGGGGGTTGCGGCGGCTGGTGTGCTGGCGGCGGCTATCGCTGCCCTCTACATCGCCACAAAGAGC